TTATCTCTATGGTGCTTGCCATCAAACTGCTTGGTGCCAAACAAGGTAGACATAGAAGCTACACCGAAACCGGCATCCCATTTATTAGATCCAGTATGGTGTTCCTTGAACTGCACTCCCTTGGATGCTAAGTGCATCCTGATACCTTCATCTTGTGTTAAGAAGGATTGGAAGGCGTTCTTTTCGACGATCCACTCGGAGGGGGAGTAGAGGGACGTCCAATCAAAAATAAGATTTCGGATAGCAGCTGGAGACGGACGGCTAATTTTAATAGCATCTACTATGTACCTTTTTTTAGTTTGGCGGTCAATGGCATAACAGATAGCTGCGGTGTCGCCAATCATCGCTGGGTCTAAACCACAGATGTAGGTAAAGCCATTTAAGTCTCTGGGGTGTCCAGGGTGGCCGGCAACTAGATGGCCAGACTTACGCATACCGTCAATAGAGCCACGGACACATACTGGGTCAAAGGCGGCGTCATCTGAGATATCTTGTTGCTGATAAATCAAAGCCCAAGTTGAAGCATCCATAGATTGGCGTTCGTTAAATAAGTTGCGGCCATTCCATCTAGGATAGAATCCAGTCTCTGGATCTTTCTCATCTTCTTTCTGTCCATCAAATGGTTGGTCGGAAGCTGGCCAAAGAGTTTCCCATTTGTCAGGTTCATCATCTACAGTTAAAAGCGCCGGCATCGCAAGATATGACCAAGGCACGATACCGCCAGGGTATCGGTCTTCGTTGCGTAGTTCCTTGTACAAGTCAACCGAGGCAACACGGGTACCGATAATAATTAACTTACCAGTAGGGTTAAGACGAGATCTAACGTCTTGGGTTAGCCACTTGATCTGTCGTTCAAAGTCATTAGCGTTAGATAAAGTAACAGCGTCATCTACAATAATCATATCGGCACGCTTGCCGTAGATCTGACCGCCGATACCAACTGCTTCAATGTTTGGGTCTTTTTCACCGGTCTCACGCAGCTCATCACCAAAGGTGATACGGGTAGCCTGCCACGAGGCAGACTTAGAGTTAAACCCTACGCCAGCAGCATAAGCGCTCTGGAGGTCTTCATACATAGGATGAGTCAGGCGTTGCTTGATGGCGTAGAGAAAGTCTGAGGCTAGGCGTTGAGTCTGTGAAACTATTAGCACTCTAAAGTTAGGGTTACGAGCTACCTGCCAAGTTACATAGTCAACCGTAATGGTCATTGACTTGGCGTGGTTGGGCGGAATGTTTAGCAGGATGCGGTTATTTGCCACTCCTGGCTCATACTTCATACTGGGGTGCAACCAAGAAGGTTTACCAGTTTCGATCATATCTACTAGGTTCTGCTGATGCGGAAAAGTGTTTGAGTGTAGGAAGCGTTTTCTAAACTCAGTAAATGTGATGTCGTGAACATCGCCAGAGGCAAAAGACTTCTCCTTTAGACCGAGCCTAGTACGGTCAATCTTATCGGCGAAGATCTTATCGGTGCGACGGTAATACTCATAAGTCTTCATAGACTTACCGGCTGAAGAACAAGCCGCGTCTATGGTCATACCTTCTGCTACACAGCCAAGGATAATCCGCTTGGCAATATCGGCACTGTTATCTGCCACGTAGTGCCTCCCAGCTGAGCGCCGTGAATGGCGCGAAATGTCATTTCTTTGATACTAGGCAGGGAAGGGGTTACTAGGCGTACCGCGTTTTTTAATAGAACTATCCCCACTAAAAGTACTGGAGCAGTTCGGGCTTAGCGCCCGAAGGAGCTACAGCGAACTGAGGGGTAAATCAGTACTCGGCCTAGGGGCCTCGTTAGAGGCCAACCTTTCGTCGTAAAGTCAACCATCCCCACTTTACTCCTCTACTATACTTAAGGCAGGAAAAATAACGCGTTTACCGCTTTTAGTACTGTGTTTCGTGTCACACTATTATTACAGTGTATAACCGCAGGTCAGAGGTTTACAGCTGGTTTCACTTTAGGAAATATATTTGTGTGGGGTGTATATGCCACCCCAACATAAAATATAGCAACAGGGGGTCGGCTCTACTTTCCTGCCTGCCCCCCTGCCCTGCCTTGCCCCCTATCTGCCCTTGTTTACTTACTGTCTGCTTACTGTCTGCCCCCTTATTGCGAGCGGATAGGGCGTAAGGGTTAGCGGTAAACGTTTAGGGTGACTAACCTATCGGCAGGGTTAAGCCCGCGATTATTGCTAACTAAATAAGTAACCGCCACGGCTACCTATTCCCTAAGCTCTAGCTAATTAAGTAATGCCCTAACCGACGAGCTACCCCTGCCAACCGACGAGCCGACGAGCTACCAACCAAACAAGGCCGAGCCAATAGCTCGCAGCTATCCAACCCTTAACCCTGCCAACCCTTCGAGGTAATAGCTCGCAGCTCTACCCGATAGCTTGACCGCTGCCGGTCGAGGTGACCCGTACCGGTCGAGGTCGTGTCCGGTATCGCTGCCAACCTGCCCCCAATAGCTGCCAGAAATAGTTAAAAGAAACCTGCCCCAATAGCTTGCTAGTTATGCTAACTACGTATATCTTTCTCTTAGTGGATCACCTACCAACCACTAAAGGAGATAGCAAGATGAATAAGCAAATCGAGAAAGAATTAGCTAAAGTGATTACAAAATGCCTACTTAGCGACGGTCACGACGTCGAGGCCGTTAAATTTGTAGTAAGCCAATATAATGATTTAACGAGCTACCTATTACACGAGCCTCTTAAAATTATGTCCGAGCAGGTCGAGGCCGTAGCTAAGGCGGTCGAGATCTAATGACTTACGAAATCAACCCGACGGGCTTAAAAGGTAGCTTTGCCTACCGCTACGAATACCAAACCGCAACTAACCACTATTTTGGCTATTGCGAAACGATAGCCGAGGGGCTGTCAATACTACGAGAGGCAGGGGTTTACTAATGAACTGTAATCTTTGCGGGAATATAATCGAGGACATAACCAAAGGCGCAATAGTCGAGCCTTGGGGCGCAACCTGCGAGGGTTGCCTAAACGAAATAAAGGGAGAATAGTCTAATGAAACTAAAGCAGATCGAGGCCATACTAGACACTAACGAGAGCTTTGCCGATTATGTCCTACACGAGGACACTCACCCTAATAACGTAGCTGTCGAGCTTATCGGCCTAGTTTACAATTTAGACGGCGACGACCTAGCAGACGACGACCTACTAGACATTATTGCCGCAATACTAGAGCGCACCACGCACCTATTAAGCGAGCAGTTGCTCGCAGCTATTAAGCCGTAAAGATCGAAACCGCCTCGGCGGTCGTAGCGTTACGCGCTACCTGACGAGATCAGCTACCGAAAGAGAGGGCTAAATGGACACACTAACCGCCGTTAAAATAGAGAAATCTCTATTCATTGAGGGGCGCTTATGGTTTGATAAAGTAAACGGCAACACCTATTTTTCTAATCGTGTATGGGTAGACGGCAAAATTGCCTTTACTATGGGCTTAAATTATGGCTACGACGAGGAATACCTAAACGCAGCTATTGCCGAGCTACACGCTCGCGGCTATTTTAACACCGTATTAGCACCTTACGCGTGGGAAATACGCGACAAGATGAAAATTGATCTCTATCGCTCAGCTACCTATGGCAAAAAGAGCGAGCTATTTAAGGCGAGCAACTAATGAGCGCCACTACCGAGCTACCCGCCTACCTAGATGAATTAGGCGTTAAAGCCACTATCAAGCCAGCAGATCACCCAAAAAGCGCGCCAGAGTGGGCGGAGAATTTCGCAGCTTTTCGCGTATCGGTTACTTATCAAGGCAACCGCGCCAGCTTTTTCTTTTACAAGGGGCGCGGCAATAGTCGAGAGATCACTACCGCCGACGTTATCCACGCCTTAGCGCGTGATTACGACGCCAGCTGCTACACGCTTAAAGAGTTTAGAGATGAGTTTGGCGGCTGCGTAGATAGCGCCGCTACTTATAGAGCCGTTAAACGGCAAGCAGAGCGCTTTAAGCGCCTATTCCCCGACGAGCAAACCCGCCAAAATATCGCAGAAATGGAGTATTAAAATGGTTTACCTTCACGGCTGGATCCAAGCCATAGAGCTAATTTTGGTTATTTGGTTTATTGCGTGGGCAAGCACTAGCGCCGTTGATTTCTGCCGCGCTGGTATGGAAAGAGTTAGACGACTAAACGAGAGAGAGGGCAATAAATGAACACTTACGGCGCAATATGGAAAGAGAAAGAGCTAGTTATTGAGGCAGAAACCATTTACCAAGCGCAGCAACTAGCCGTACCACTATTTCAGGCGCAAGCAGGGCGGCGCAAGGTTAAAGGCTACGAAATAAACGTGCTACTTATGAAAATTGGCGGCGTGGATTATGTCCACGTTGCCACGAATTAGAGAGAGGGCTAGCAAATGACAGTAGAGAAATTAGCACCTAGCGGTGCGTGGCTTATCTATGGAATAGTAGAGGGCGAGGGCGATCACTATTTCTTAAAGCGTAGCTATTGGGGCTACACTAAACGCGAGGCGATCCGGTTATGGCGCGCCGAGATTAGGGAAATGCCTTAACTATTAGCGGTTATGGTAACCTAGCGCAAGTGGTAGCTTGCCTGTCCTCTCTCGTAGGTAGCGGGAGAGGGCGGGGAATAGATCACTATTCCAAAGTAACGAGAGAGAGGGCGAATAAATGAGCATAAGCACGATTAAAGAGCTAATAGATGATCTGAAAAAACTTAACCCTAATGAGGTAATTATTTACACTTATTGGGGTAGGTCTGATTACAAGCCATACAAGGATCGAGAGCAAGCTATCGAACTAATCGAGGAGAGCCTAGATACTTGTATTGGTCACGTAAACGAATACCTAGAAGGTCAATATGACGAGAGAGAGGGAGAGTAATGTCTAAGATGACTAAGAAAATAGCAACCTGTAAGGGTTGCGGATCTAGTGAGGCGCTATACGTAACGTTAGGCAACGGAGAAAAGCTGCCTAGTTACGTTATGAAAATTGGCGAGGGTATCTATTGTCACCCGTGTTCGGGAGAGGCTGCCTAATGAGTAGCTTTGATTGCAAAAAATGCAGCACCAGCGATTATCTGGTGCTAAATACCGGTATCGGTGACGTAGTTTGCGAGGGTTGCGGTGAGTGGCAGAACGCAATTCTTAATGATGTATGGGAAAGGGTAGGGTAATGAGCGATCTAACTAAGTGCAAAACCTGCGGTAAGTAATGTTTTCACTTTTGTTAATTGTTGGTGATTAAGGCTTGGATAATGCAGATCGCATTAAACCTTGGATATGCGCGTTATGCAAAAAACGCTACGTTGT